CTTCAGGGACGGATTTAGTTGTTGATAGTTCTAGTGGTTCAAATATAGTAGTATTAAAATCTTCATCTAAAAGATACAAAAGAAATATAGTTGATATAGCCTTAGATTCAAATAAATTATATGATTTACGACCTGTAGACTTTGAATGGAACGAAAAATCAGCTACAGATGGTAAGAAAGATATTGGTTTAATAGCAGAGGAGGTGGTAGAAATATTTCCTCAAATAGTAAATTATAATAAAGATAACAAACCTGAAAGTGTTTCTTATGACAAGCTATCAGTAATATTACTAATGGAAATGAAAAAACTAAAAGAAGAAATAGAAAAACTAAAGGAGAATAACTAATGGCTGATACTACAATAACAGTAACTTTTACTGAAGCACAATGGACTAGAATAGTTGCCGCATCTGCCCACATAAAAGGGGTTGGAGAAACAGGGGATATTGATGCTAACTATTTGTCTACTAGATGGAAAAAACAAATAAGTGACTATGTACAAGACTACGAAAAAAGCCAAGCGTCAGTTGACGATTTCTAAAATCATTCAACATCGTCAAGATAACCCATTTGATACCCTACAAGAAATAGGAGAAGCTTTTGGGTTTACTCGACAATATATCTATAAGGTTCTAAAAAAGAACAACATGCCAACTTTGCGGGTAAAAAAACGTAAAGTAAACTATTGTTTAGCTTGTAATGAACCAATACTAGTTGGTAATAGCAAAATTCATAAAGGTAAATGTCGGTTTTCGTACTATAATATTAAAATAGAATGTGGGTTTTGTAAGATACCTTTCTACAAAAAAAGATATAGGGATAGTATTTACTGTAGTATGCCTTGTTTTAAAAAAGCTAGTTCTGAAAAAGCCTTATCTAAATAATTGTAATTTTATAAAAATTTGTTAGTATTTAAGTATGGAAATTAATAATGAACTGGTAGCCCAATGGGAACCCAAAATCCAAAAAATGTCTTCAAACTCTTACGTCGTAGGATTAGATAAAGAAGACTTAGCTCAAGAGCTTAGAATAGCCTTAGTAAAAGCTGCCCGTGCCTATGATGATTCTAAAGGAGCAATCTTTCATACATATCTACACACATCTTTAGTGAATACCATAAGAACTTTGATTACTAAAGCACAACGAAAACCTATTGCTAGAAGCATAGATGTGACTTTTGATGGTAATAATACTATTCCTAAAGAAATCGCAGCGGCAATGGTTGAACCAAAAAACTACACTGAAGAAGTTGAAGCCAATATATGGATACATGCTCAGGGACTATCAGATAAAGAAAAACTATTCTTAGAATTAAAACTAGAAGGTTTGACAATGGAAGAAATTACAGAAGATTTAGGGGAGTCTGCCTATAAAGTCAGACAATCTTTACGAGATAAATTACATGAATTGAAGGACACAAATGCCGAGAAGGACCAGACGTAGCGGAAGACTAATACAGAAAAAACATAGGGTAAAAAACCCTGTAAACACTTTTAGAGTATTGGCGGAAAGAAATTCAGATTTTTGGTTAGAGGCTGAGTTTAATTTATTTGATGAGGCTAAGGACTTTATTGACAAAATTCCTGCTAATGATATAAACTATTATATACACAGTGAAAATAATAGAGTTTTATATAGTAGAAAAGGAATATAAATGACACAAATAAGTCTGATTAATGACGACTGTTTGGTTGCTATGCAAAAAATACCAAGCAATTCTATTGATTTTATCCTAACAGATTTGCCTTATGGCACAACTCAATGCAAATGGGATAATATTATTCCTTATGAATTAATGTGGGAACAAATTAAAAGGATAAGAAAAGATAATACGGCAATTGCATTATTTGGTACAGAACCATTTAGTTCCCATTTAAGATTAAGCAACATAAAAGAATTTAAATATGATTGGATATGGAATAAAAAAATACCTAGTGGTATGTCTAACGCAAAAATACAGCCAATGAGATTAACAGAATTTATTTCTATTTTTATTAATGGCAAAAGTTTTTATTATCCTCAAATGATTAAAAGAGATAAACCTATAAAAGCAGGTGGTAATAAAGAAAGTATTAGTGGAGGAACAAAAGGAATAAAAGGGCAATATAAAAAAACTTACACACATAAATACCCTGTAACAATAATTGAATTTGATAAGATTAGAAAAGGAAGTTTGCACCCAACACAAAAGCCAATAGAACTTTTAGAATATCTAATTAAAACCTACACTTTAGAAAATCAAGTAGTTTTAGATTTTACTATGGGGAGTGGAAGCACCGGGATTGCCGCTAAAAGAAACAATAGAAAATTTATTGGTATAGAAAAAGATGTAAATTATTTTGAAATAGCTAAACAAAGAATAAACGAACATGTTGTACAAGGAGAACTAATATAAATGTCCGCACCAAGTTATGAATTTATAGAATCAGCGATTATATTTGGGATTACCGATTATGATAAGCTAAAAAACTTTACTTATCATTCCAATGATTTTGCAAAACACGGGGATGCATTTAAGTTTATAGGTGAATACTTAGACAAGTATGACATGTTTCCTACTGAAGAAATATTACTAGAAAATTTTCCTACCCTAAACCCATCAGCAAAAACGCAATCATTAGAGTATGCTTTAGATATATTTAAAAATCAAGTTTTACAAAGAGCTGTTGTTTCTACAGTACAACAACAGAGGGAATTAGTAAAAGAGAACCCTAAACAAGCCCTATCAAATATTATGAGTGGCTTATCAGATGTAGACCTAATTTATGACGAAGATATAGAGACATATGATGATGGGGAAACAGACAGAGTATCCGAATGGAAAGAACGAACTAGAAGACGTAAAATGGGTGAGGGTCTTATGGGGGTTCCTACCAGCTTTAAATTTATAAATCAAGCGGGTATAGGATGGCAACCGGGAGAGTTGATAGCTGCCTTTGCTAGACCTACTATAGGTAAAACATGGCTATGCGTACACTCAGCAGCGACCGCCGTCCATAATGGTTATAAAACCTTACTAATATCTACAGAAATGCCTAATACTCAGATAGCGATGAGACTTGACGTAACATTAGCAAAAATGATGGGTTATAATTTTTCCCATAGGGCTATACGACACGGGGACGACATTGATGTTGATTCGTACATAAAATTTTTAAAAGAGTCTAATAAGCAATCCTTGTTGATTTGTGACGGTATTGCAGGTCAAACAGGAATTTCATTAGAATCAATAGCAAGTCTTATTAGAAAACACCACCCAAAGTTTGTTGTAATAGATGGAGTCTATTTACTGACTACAAAAGACACTGATAAAGCAGCGTGGGAGCAATCTCACGGTATATTCTATGGCTTGAAGAATTTAGCCATATCAACAAACACTCCAATTATGGTATCAACACAAGCGAATAGAGACGCTGATAATGTGTATGTACCCCCAACAGCAGCACAAGTAGCTTTTGGGGATGCTTTGATACGGGCATCAGACGTAGCAATAGCGTTAGCCAAGGTCGAACACCATGACGATAAACGACTAGTTCAGTTCCAAAAATATCGAGATGGTGAGTTAGCACAAGACAGTCTGGTAATGCAGTGGGGTGTAGACAATGGTACAATTGAAGAAATCTCAGATTGGGATTGGAACGATGATGAATTTTAAGGAGGAATAAAATGGGAATTTTATCATGGATTACAGGAGATAGCGAAGAGGACATTATAGTTACAACAGGAAGAAGCAAAGGTGCTGGTAAACCTGTAACTAATATCACAGTAGGTGACATTAGAAGACGTAGAGTTGTGGACGAAAATGGCTTTGAGAATAAAGTAGTTATATTCCTAACAAAAACAAAGAAGCGTAGCTAGTGGTAGATTGGTATTCAGCACTACTACGTTATGGCATAGATGTAGAACATGAAGAAGAGATTCTACTAAATTGTCCTTTCCATGAGGACAGAAGAAAATCTTGTGCCATAAATATAGATAAAGGTTTATGGATTTGTTTTGCCGGATGTGGGCAAGGAAACTTGAAATCTTTTTTACAGAAGTATTCAGGTAAACCATGGGCAGATATAAATGCAGAGTTTGAAATAGAGGAGCTAGATTTAGACCTTTCATTCTTAGATGAATACCACGAAGAGGAAACTGAAAATATATACGTAGAACCAGAAGACCAAAACAAAGTTCCATCTAGTCATTGGATTTATGACAGAGGATTCTTACCTAGCTTAGTGGAAAGCTGGGGGTGTAGAATAAATAAGTTTTCTGATTTTATGATTCCAGTACGGAACCAAAAGAAAGATTATGTAGGATGGATATACAGAAGGCAGAAAGCCATACCAAAATACATGTTTTCCAAGGGGTTTAAGAAATCCCAAGTATTGTTTGGTGTAGACAAGATACAAGACTTTAGTAAACTGTTTATAGTTGAAGGAGCCTTAGACTGTATGTGGCTGAATCAAAATGGTTACCCAAGTGTAGCCATATTAGGTGCATCAGTATCAAAAAAACAATTAGAATTGATTAGTTCTTTGAATCCATCAGAGGTTGTGTTATCATTAGATAATGACACAGCAGGAGCCAAAGGCATTTCTAAAGCTACATTTGACATGGACGGGCGGTTTCTGATATCATATTTAAGGTTACCAAAAAAATACAAAGATGTTCAAGAGATTCGTAATAAAGATGTTTTGGACAAGGTGATGAGAAATACAACAATATTTTAAATAGGAGAAAAGCAATGAGTGGAATTGCAAAAATACAAAAGAAAATAGATGACTCTAGGAAGCCTGTATCTTCCAGTAATGCACCGGGTCGAGAGTTATGGTTTAAAGATGGGGACCAAGTCTTCATGTCAACCATAGCTACTGGGGCAGAGGAAGACAAGTACCTAGATGAGATTTATTTATACACACTACGGGTAGGTAATAGTTTTACTAACGTCCTAAAAGACGATAGAGTAGACACTAGTGCTATCCCGTCTGAAAACTACCCAAGTCACAAGTTTGCTGTATGGGCATATGTGCACAACGTGATTCATACAGAGAAACGAAATGACAGCTGGGAAGAAGTGGAAGGACCTGCTGGGAAGAAAGTATATAGAGAAGATGTGAACGACTTCAAAATCATAGCTTTAAACTTTGGTCGAAGTGACTATATATGGAACCAGCTAGTTGATGTGTATAGCGACTGGGGAGCCTTGAATAAAGGTGTGATTAGAGTAAAGAGAACTGGACAAGGCATGTACGATACTTCATACTCAATTACAGCAACTCCAAAATCTGAAACGATTCCGGAGGAGAAAATGGCTGAAGTTGAAAGTTTACCACTAATCAAAGATTATTTCTTTGAGAGATACGGTACATTTAGTGTACCTGAAGGTGGGTTTGCTAGTGAAGAATCTGAAGACGACAACTTATTCTAAGAAGGGCATATGACATTATGTCCGTAGTTACCAATGACTCTTTTCAGTCAGACATTGATGAACTAAAGTCGGTTTTAGAGGTAGACCCGACTTTAGTCATTGATGTAGAAACAAATGGATTAGAACCATACAAAAACAATCAAATATGTGGTATTGGGGTAGGTCAACCAACTCACTATGGCTTGGCTCAATACTATCCTTTTAGACACCATCAAGGTGAAAATCTTACCCCTGAAAAACTAATACAACTTATAGAGTTACTAAATTCTAAGGTTGAGTCCTATATAGGGTACAACATAAAGTTTGACTTACATTTTTTAGCGAGAGATGGCTTAGATGTTATAAGCAAGAAGCTAATAGACGTTATAGTCTTAGTTAGATTGATGGAGCACTCTGATATAAAAGACCTTGGGTTGACCCCTACAGGCAAACGAAGATACGGTGAGAGTGCTGTTCAGTATGATATAGACACAAAGAAACTTCTCAGGTCTAATAAATGGAATAAAGATTTTTCTATGGCTCCTCCAACAGTATTGGGGGAATATTGTAAGAAAGACGTTATCCTAACTGCTCGATTGTATGTAGATTACCTTAAACAAGTAATCAAAACAAAGCAACGTAAAGTATTTGAAATGCAGTGTGCTCTTACTAAGGTGTTATATAAGATGGAACGTAGAGGTATTACTATTGATACAGAATATGCTAATAATACCAAAGATAAAATCTTATCTAGATTAGAGGAAGTGAAACAAGAAATATATAAATTAGCGGGCAAGGAATTTAATGTTTCAAGTCCGATGCAAATAGGGGGAATATTTTCAGAGTTAGGGATAGAATCTCCGGTAAAAACCCCCAAAGGTCAGGACTCATGGAGTGAGGCTGCCCTAGTGAACATAAACCACCGTTTAGCAGGGCTTATACGGCAATATAGGACGCTTGAGAAGCTAACATCTACCTACATAGAGCCTTATGTGGATACTAGTACTATGCACACATCTTTTTGTAATTGGGGAACAGCGACAGGCAGACTATCTAGCAGGGGTCCAAATCTACAAAACATACCTAGGAATCATTTCAAGCTTTTAGAGAGGGATTTATCTGACTACGAGAAACAGGAAATCAAAGCTAAGATTGCTGCAACAGTTGGAGCTAAAGGGTTATCTATGAATGAAGACCTATCTGACGATGTTTTGAAAACTTGGTCTTTTGTAGGTGATGAATCCTACACAGATACAGATGATAATCAAATAGCTATTAGAAGATTGTTTGTCCCTAGAAAAGGATACTCATTAGTGGGGTTTGATTACAGTCAAATGGAAGTTCGTGTGTTTATGTCGTACTTTAGAAATAAGACTATTGATGAGATATTGAATAAAGATGATGTTGATTTTCATAGTGAGGCTGCTAAGTTAGCTTTCAAGGTTGAAGAATCGTCAGACAAATTCAAAGAGTATAGACAGGCGGCTAAAGCAATTACCTTTGGAACAATTTACGGGATTGGTAATAAAAAACTGTCCCAACAATTAAGCACAACACCTAGAGAAGCTGGTCAATATAAGAAACAATACTTTGCTGGTATGGAGGGGTCTAAGGATTTTTTTGATGCTGTTGTAAAAACAGTTTCTGTTAGGGGTTGGATAAAGAATAGGTATGGCAGAAAATATAGAATAAACCCAGACTTAGCGTATAAGGGGGTAAATTACTTAGTACAAGGTACTAGTGCAGACATGTTGAGTGAACGTATGTTAGAAGTAGACCAATATCTTGATGACAAGAAAAGTAATATTCTTCTACAAGTTCATGATGAGATTATATGTGAAATCCATGATTCAGAGCTTGAAGATGTACCATATGTGATAAGAGATATATTACAAACTAATAGTTTAGACATACCCTTACAAGTAGATATGGAAGTGTGTAAGGGGTCATGGGCAGTAAAGAAAGATTTGGGACCTACAACGTTGGAGGATTACATTGATTGGGGTTAAACCAGTTTTTAAAGATGAATATAATAAAACTTCAGGGGTAATTATTACTCTAAAAGACTCTGATATTCAAAAGGCGAAAGAATTTACAAACAAAGTTATCAAGGCGAAAGCAAAAGAAAGACATCATAAAACTGATTCGAAAAGTGTTTACAAAAGGTTTTTTACAGGGACATTAGGAGAACTAGCTTTAGAGGAGTTATTAGGGATTAAAGTTGTTAATTGGAATGTTGGGAAGTCGACCACATTTAAAAATCCTGACTTGAAACACGCTGGTTTTGACGTGGGGATTAAAACAGTAAACTATGGGATGTTTCCTTTAGTCTCTAAAAATCCTCAAAGTGCTGAGATTATAAACATAAAATTAAGTGATAATGAAATATGTATGTTAGGAATGGTTACGGTTGAAGACCTAAGAGTTTATACTGATGATGCATTATTGTTTGATAAAAATGCTAAACAAAGAAAAACAGCTTTTTGGAATCTTAGTGCAGCTAAATCTTTTAACTCGGTTGCTAGTTTAAGGTACTTACACAATTCAGATTCATGGTCTAAAATAATTGACTGGGACTAAAAAACTGATAGAATATAATAACAATGGGCAAATATAACGAAGATGCAATAATTAAAGAAATTAGTACCTATGTGAATAACACATATGACCAGCATTATAGTGAGGGTGAAGTGCAGACCCTAGACTTTATAGAAGCCTGTGGTGATGCTAAAGCTTTTTGTCGAAGTAATATACTAAAGTATGCTTCAAGATATGATAAGAAGGGCACACCTAGAAAAGATATATTGAAAATAATACATTATGCAATGTTACTGTTGCATTTTAACGATAAGGAGGACACAGATGGCAAAAGTTAGTGGACATTTAGGGTTTACATTTAGAGTAGGGGCATTGGACCTGAATCAATATGGTAGGGTAGATTTGAATATAGACCAAATAGATACAGAATTACCTATAGAGCCGCAAATAGAAGATGCTAAAAAGGTAGCTGATGTTGTTTGGGACGTGCTAAAAGGTAAAATAGATGCTAA